GTCGACTTCATGCCGAACGACCGCGACTGCGAAGCGAACATGCTCAACGCCTCCCAGGTGACGACCATCATCCACGATGACGGTTTCCGCTTCTGGGGCGTGCGTGGCACCGGCACCGACCCGCTCTGGGCGCACCTCTCGGTTCGCCGCACCGCGGACATGGTGTACGAGAGCCTGGAGCGCGCCGAGCGCAGCCGCATGGACAAGCCGTTCAGCTACCAGCTGCTCGCGGACATCTCCGGCGACGTCAACTCCTACCTCCGTCTGCTCCGCTCGCGCGGCGCGCTGATCGGCGGCAAGTGCTGGATCGACCCCAACATCAACACCCCGGCGACCTTCTCCGCGGGCGAGCTGTCGGTGGACTTCGATCTCGAACCCCCGGCGCTCCTGGAGCACCTCCAGTTCCGCGCTCGCCGTAACCCGCAGTACTACGTGGACTTCATCGAGGAGTTCTCGCGGGCGGTCGCGAGCAACGGCTAAGGCCGTAGCGCTCACATCCAACAACAACAAGAGCCTGCCAAGCCGCTCGGTCCTTCGTGACCGGGCGCGCTTCGGCGTGGCCGGAGAACTAAATGAGCAACCTTCGCGACTCCAACATTCTGCAAGACTTTACCGTCTGGATCGACGGCGTGGGCAAGATCGGCGAAGCGCCGAACTTCCAGCCGCCCGAGATCAACATCGCCATCGAAGAGTTCCGTGGCGGCGGCATGGACGGCACCGTCGAAATCCCCTTCGGCATCGAGAAGATCGAGTTCGATTTCTCCCTCCATACCTGGGACGAACAGATCTGGACCAAGCTGGGCTACGGCCCCGGTTCACTCGACGTGCCGATCACCTTCCGCGGTTACCTGCTCACCCCGGGTGGCGGTGAGAAGGGCGTGATCATCAGCACGATGTGCCTGGTGAAGGCCATCAAGACCTCGAAGGCGGAAGCCGGCAAGAAGGTCGAGATGACCATCAACGTCGTGGCGAACTACTACAAGCACGACATCGAAGGCAACACCGTCGCCGAAATCGACGTGTTCAACAAGGTCACCCTGATCGGTGGCGTTGATAAGAGCGCCAGCGCTCGCCGGATCCTCGGCTTCACCTACTAAGGCAAGCCAGGCTCCCAACTACGAGGCCCCGTCACTCCGGCGGGGCCTTTTTCTTTTTTCCAAATAGGTGTGCAAACCAATGACGACCGACATCAAAACCGAAACCTTCGTTCTCGCCCAGCCGTTCGAGTACCGCGGCGCGACGTACTCCGAGATGAAGGCTCGCCGCCCCAAGGTGCGCGACCTCCGCACGTTCGTGAAGAACATGGAGAAGGACGCCATCGCCGCGATGGAGAAGGTTCTGGCCGACCTGTGCGAGGTCGACGAGAAGGTGATCGCCGAGCTGGACATCGAAGACTTCGGACCCATGAAGAAGTGGTTCGAAGATTTTTTGAAGCCCATGGCGAGCGAATAAGCAACATCATCGTCGATGCATTCCCGATCTTCGAGCGTTTCGGATGGACGCTCGAAGACGTGGATCGCATGGACTTCGATGACTTCATGCTCGTCGCTGACGGTGTCCAAGCACTCAACGTGCGGGACGCTGAAGCGCTCAAGAATGCCCAGGGCGGGAAATAGCCCTGGGTTTTTTCATTTTGATCTCTAGGGAGCTGAGATGTCTGACGAACACTTGAAGGTCATAGCCGAGCTGGAGCTTCGTGCCAGCGGTTCGGCGACCATCGCAGCTCTGCAAGCAAAGATTAAGGCTCTAAAAGCCCAGCTCGATAAGAGCTTCGCGCCCAACGCGATCCAGGACAAGATCGTTTCCCCGAAGCTGATGAAGGATCTTCAGGGGACCGGTAAGGCCATCAACGGCCTGACCAAAAAATACACCGACATGGCCAAAGAGGCCCGCGAACTCGGCCAGATGAACGCCCGAGTCTGGGACGGCATGCGCCGTGACATCGACAAGACCCAGAAGCTGTGGCGCAAGGCGAGCGGCGACGACAAGAAGCGTTACGCGGACGACCTGAAGGAAAAGGTCAAGTACGCGCAGGCGTATCGTTCGGTCTACAACAAGGAACATCAGGCCTATGTCCGCAGCGCGGCTGCGATGCACAAGGCCGAGAGCGACCTCATCGTCGCCAAATACCGGCACCAGGATAGGCTCGATCGACAGGCTCGCGCATCGGCGCTGCGGTCTCGCGCTGCGTTCGCACGGTCACTGCAGAATGTCGCTGGATCAGTTCGAAGCGGCGGCTACCAGGCCGCGCTCGTCGGCGGCGCGCTGGCATACGGCGGCGGCCGGGCTGTCTCTTCCTCGATCCGATCCGCAACGGACATGGATCGTGCTGAGGCGAACGCCCGCATCAACATGGAAGAGAAGCAGATCCCGGGCGGCTACTCTGGCCTGCGCTCGCGCATCCTCCCGAAGGCGGTGCAGCTGGGGCAAGACCCGGCCCGCTACATGCAGACCGTCGTTGAAGCGGCTAAGGCCGGCGTTAAGGAAGATCTGGCTGAGCCGACCGCCGAGATGGTCACCATGCTCGCCAAGACGTTCGGCGTCGAGGTGGACCAGGCCATGGATGGCATGGGCTACGCCATCGCGCAGGAATTTGGCGCGGGTCGCCTGAAGGATATGACCGGCGTTCGGCGGCTGGGCAACATCTCTGCGTTCCTGGCGGCTAAGACTGCAGCTCGCCCCGACCAGATGTTCTCGTTCCTCCGCACCGGTATGGGTTCTGGTGCAATGCTGGGCATGAACCAGCAGTCGACTCTCGCCTTCGGCGCCTCGGCCATCCAGGCCGGTGCTCAGGGCCAGCAGGCGGCTCGATTCCTCGGCAGCCTCGGTACCAACCTGGCCGAGCTGACGATGGAAGCGGACAAGATCACCAAGAAGCATCACCGCTCCAAGGAAGATCAGCTGTTCATGAGCCTGCCCGGTCAGCTGGGCTATGGCTCGTACGGCGACATCGAAGCGCGCATCAAGAAGAACCCGAACACGGCAATCTTCGACCTGATCAAGTCGTTCGGCAAGATCAAGGAGCCGCTCGATCGCAAGAAGGCGATGTCGCAGATCTTCGGCGAGGACTTCTCACGGTTCCTCGCGAACATGATCGCGTCGCCCGAGATGCTCAAGCGCACGCAGGAGCTGGCTGAACAAGCTGCCGGCCAGACCGAAGGCAACGACTTCATCAGCGAGGCTTGGAGCGAGTACGCCAAGAGTCTCGAGTTTCTGATGGATCGCATCAGCTCCGTCTGGAAGGTCATCAAGACCGAGATCGGCGACACGATGAAGCCGTTCGTCGAGCAGCTGAGCCAGTACGTCACTGACTGGTACAACGCAGTCAAGACCGGCGGCCTCCGTGACAAGTTCAAGGCCATCCTTGACGGACTCACCGAGGGCTTCCTCGGCGGCAAGGGCACGTTCCGCGACCTGCTGGAGAAAATCTTCGGCAAGCCGGGAGAGAGTGGCGCAGGAAACACCGATACCTACTTCAAGTTCGCTCGCGGCTTCGCGACCGGATTGAGGGAAGTCGCGGGCACGATCGGCGACATCTTGAAGACCCTGTCGAAGTACTTCGGCGGCGGCGAAGATGCTGAAGCGCTCGGCAAGTTCACTGCGAAGCTCGTCGCCCTGGTGGCGGCGCTCACGGCTCTGTCTCCGGTCATCTCGGTCTTCTCGACCTTGGTGACTCTGGTGGCTGGTCTGGCGTCGATCCTCGGCGGTCCAGTGACGATGGCACTCGCTGCCACGGCAATGAACGACGCCGGCACGTCCGCGGCTTCGAAGAAGATGCCGGGCGAGACCACGAACCAGTGGCGCCAGCGTCAGCGTGAGCACAAGGACAAGCTGTACCACAAGCAATCTGGCTCTGGCTTCAACCCCTCAGACGTTCACCCGATGAACTATCTGGGCGAGAAGCTCGACAAGTTCGGCGGCAAGATCGAACGCGCCAGCCTCATGAGCACCGACATCAGCGCTATGCGGCGCGGTGGCGGTCTCAGCAACGCCTACGCTGGCGCCGGCTCGTCCGGCGGCGGTGGTGGTGGCGGGATGGGTCGACTCCTGAGTGGCGTCGGAACTCCCGACGCTCTGATCAACGGCGCGAAGCCCGGCGGTCTGCTCCCGAACTTCGGTGTGGGATCTGGCGGCATCATCCGGCGCAGTGGCGGCGGAGGCGGAGGCGGGATCGGCTCTCCAGATGTTGGGACAAACGTCCCGACTGGCGGACCTGCCGACATGAGCGTCGGTCAGGGGCTCAGCGGCAACGCCTTCCTCCAGGCACGTCGGGCCAAGTTCGGTGAGGAGCTGCAGAACGATCCGAACCTGCGACTGCATCTTGCGGCCATGCAAATGACCGAAGGCGCAAGCCGCGGCGGAACGATCGAGAGCCTCATGAACCGCTCGGACATGCAGGGCAAGTCCATGCGTTCGATGCTCGGTTACTCGGCAGATGGTAGGATCAATCCGAAGAGCTTCTACGGTCCCATCCGTCGAGGTGAACTTGGACCTGCGATCGAGAAGCTGAAGCGCGATCCGAAGCTCTTCGCGAAGTATGACGCATACACGCAGAAAGCTCTCGCCGGCAGCCACGTCATCGGTGGATACACCGACCAAGGCTTGCCGACCGATCCGAACGGTTCGGCGCGAACCGGCATCCCGGGCCTCAGGCTCCGTGACCCGAAGACTGGAAAGGTCGACGGCAACGAGTTCACCGACTGGGCCGGCGCAGGCCGCCAGAAGGCGATCAAGTTCCGCAAGTTCTTGGAGAACGGTATCGCCGGAAGCGGCGATGCTCCGATCAACAAGGTGCCTTCGCCGGCTGAGGCGATCCAGAACGTGCCGGCTGCTCCGCAGTCTGGCGCCCCGATGAGGGGAGACTTCGGTGGTGGTGGCCGCGGCTCTGTCGCGATCCACATCAACGGCAACAGCCACGATCCGGAAGCTCTCGCCAACCTGGTCCAGCGCCGCGTCGACGAGTCGATGAACTGGCGCGCTCACGACAGCGAGTCCGAATACACCTAACGCGAACAGCTCGGCCCTACGGGGCCGGGCGCTCCTTCAACAACTGAGAGGCACCCCATGGCATTCATGCTGCTGGGCCTTGCGCCGGTCTTGAACAAGGGAGAGACGCCCGCCGCCGATGGCAGCGACATGATCCTCTTCTACGTTCCGCTCCCGAACCACGAAACGCCGAACTTCGAGACGATCCAGCGCGACCACCAGTTCACCTGGGTGTCGAACGATCGTCTGTCTCGCGACCCCGCGATGCAGTTCGTCGGCCCCGGTGAAGAGAACGTCTCGATCGACGGCAAGATGTACCCCTACCATTTCGGCGGTCTCGACACGATTGCGCGTCTGCGCGCGGCCGGCAAGCGAGGCAAGCCCATGCAGATGGTCCGATTCTACCCTCTGCAGAACCCAGCCGGCTACGCAGCCGAGTTCGTCGGAAACTATGCGCTGAAGCGCGTCCGAACGGTCGAGCAGAAGATCGGTGCTGTCGGCATCGCTCACAAGATCGACTTCACGGTCGAGCTGACGAAGTACGGAGACGATCTGTACACGGGCGGCGTCGTGATCCCCGAGGACTCCTCGACGCCGGCCGTCGACAATTCAAGGATCAACAGCTGATGTCGACGTACGTGACCAAGATGTTCGATCGTCTCGATCGCATTTGCTACGCGCGGTACGGCAACACGACCAACCAGATCGTGACCTGGGTGATCGAGCAGAACCCCGGCATTGAACTCTACGGCATCGTGCTGCCGCTGGGCATCACCATCAACCTTCCAGATGCTCCGAAGAAAATCGACGCGCCTCCGGTGCTGAAACAAGTCTTCCTCTGGAAATAACTCTCTCCTGACGAGCATGCCTCGCCAGACAGGTCGCCCTTCGGGGCGGCCTTTTTCTTTTGTGCGGAGTGAACATGGCCACTGGCTACACCCCGATCTATCGAGTCATGAAGGGCGGCATCGATATCACGGGCAACTTCAACGACCGATGCACCCAGATCAAGGTCGAGTTGATCGCGGGCGGCGGTGAGGGCGACAACTGCACCATCACGCTCGACGACCGCGACTGGGCAATTCAGGCCGTCGATCCGGGTGACCAGATCGGCCTCTATCTCGGCTACAAGGAGATCGGCCTCGCCTATCTCGGCACCTACAATCTCATCGACGTTACCTGGAAGGGCAAGCCCCGCAGCGTGCAGCTGACCGGGACGTCGACGAAGTTCGCCGATCTCAACAAGACGCCGACGACGACCGAATACATCAACATGACGGTCGGCGACATCCTCAAGAGCATGGGCAAGGACACCGACGTCCTGACCGCCATCTCCGGCGACCTGGCCAATCAGGAAGTCGCCGTCAAGAACCAGATCACCAGCAACTACCACCTGATGCACGAGCTGGAGCGTCGCTACGGCGCGGTCGCCAAGGTCGTGGACGGCAAGCTGATGTTCGTGCCGCGCGACTCCCTGAAGAGCGCCAGTGGGACGGACATGCCGACGTTGGTCCTGCGGCCCGAGCACTTCGGCGACTGGTCGGTTCGCTACTCCCAGCGCAACGACTACAGCGGCGTGAAGGCGTTCTGGTGGGATGAGCACGACAAGGTCCGCAAGTGGGTCCAGTCGGGCGTCAAGGCTTTCGGCAGCGGATCGGGCGGCGAGTTTCCGATCGGTGACTGGTTCAAGTCTGCCAGCGAAGCGCAGGCTGCAGCCGACTCCAAGATGCAGGCTTTCAACCGAGCCTCGGTCGAAGCAACGTTCGACCTTGCGAAGGGCGATCCGTGGATCCGCGACACGCAGGCCATCTCCGTCGAGGGCATGCGCGACCGCATCGACGGCTCGTACATCGTGAACCGCGCGATCCACACGTACATCAAGAGCACTGGTATCCGCACCACGCTGGAATGCCGAGCGCCTGGCAACGGCGTCGATGTCAGCAACCGTGCTGATGACCTGCTGCTGTCACCTCTCCCGGGAGAACCCATGGGCACCGTGCTGCCCGAGAAGTGGAACTTCCCGGACGACCTCTAACGAAAGACCCCAACATGTTCAGTAAGGAAATTGTCGACGCCATCGTGGCGGCGGCGAACGACAACGGCTGGCCGGCGTCTGCGCTGCTCGCCGTCGTCGAATGCGAGACTTCGGGGAAGCCGTTCGAACAGGACAACCACACCCCGTCGCTGCTCTTTGAGCGGCACAAGTTTTATTCCGAGCTTCAGTCGCACAAGCCGCTGAAGCTGAAGGACGCCATCAAGGCGGGCCTCGCGATCCCGAAGTGGAGCCGGAATACCCAGTACAAGGACCAGGGCACCTCGGCCGGTCGACTCAATGTCATCGCAAAAGCGAGGCTGATCGACGAGGAAGTCGCCAACAGAGCGGCGTCCTGGGGCCTTGGCCAGACCATGGGCTTCAATGCCGAGCGTCTGCACTACGAGAACGCCACCGCCATGGTGGACGAGTTGTCGAAGGGCATCGCGGAGCAGATCGACGCTCTGGTCAGGGAGATCAAGTCGAGCAAGCTTGATCGCTTCCTGAAGGCCAAGGACTTCGCTTCGTTCGCCCGCGGCTACAACGGCTCGGGCTACAAGCAGAACAACTACGACGTCCGCATGCGCAACGCTGACGGTGTCTGGGCTCGCCGCCTGGCCAACGGCTTCGACGCCAAGCCGGGCAAGACCATCACGCTGGTCTACCAGACCAAGCTCAAGCAGCTCGGCTACCCGATCGGCAAGATCGACGGCGACTGGGGCGATTTGACCACGGGCGCGACCTCCGCGTTCCAGCGGAAGGAAGGCCTCAAGATCACCGGCCACCCGAACGACGAGACCACCGAGCACCTCGACAGCGTCGGCACCGAGCAGGCCCGTCAGCCCGCGCCGGAGCGCCAGACGGCGACCGTCGACGACCTCCGCGCAGCTGGCTCCCAGACTGTTGCGGCGGCCGACAAGGGCTCGCTGGTGTCGAAGGTTCTGGTTGGCGCTGGCGCCCTCGGCGGCGCGCAGCAGACCGGCATCCTCGACCAGGCTCAGGACATCGTGGGCCACGCGCAGACGGCCAAGGCTGTCCTCGACTCCGTCAAAGATCTCGCCTCCGGCCTCGCGCCGTACTGGTGGGTCGGCGTGATCGTGGTCGGCTTCGTCATGTGGCGGCTCTACGGCGATGTGATCAAGCGCCGCCTCGAAGATCACCAGACAGGAGTTCACCTTGGATAAGGCCATCGAAAAGGCCAGGGCATTCTTC